AACAACGACTTGAAACTGGCGGAACACAATGACTACACAAGAACCACAGGTGAAATGGTCGCCTGAAATGATGGTTGAGGTTTTATTAAATGAACCTGATGATTTTTTAAAAGTCCGTGAGACTTTGACCAGAATAGGAGTGGCATCTAGAAAGGAAAAGAAGCTTTACCAGAGTTGTCATATATTACATAAGCAAGGTAGATATTATCTTGTACACTTTAAAGAATTATTTGCGTTAGATGGCAAGCACGCTAATCTAACAGTTAATGACGTTCAGAGAAGAAATCGTATTACTAAGTTACTCTCTGATTGGGGATTGATTGGCATAGTTAAAGAAGAATCTGTTGCTGATATAGCACCTTTGAATCAGATTAAGGTTCTTTCTTATAAGGATAAAGGAGAGTGGATATTAGAGCAGAAGTATAATATAGGTAAAAAGAATAAGGTGCAGGAAACCACACCCCAATAGAAAGACTTTCGTGTATAATTAGTAATGGATGCCTTAGGGGTCCACTATTAACTAAAGACGCTTACGGAGGTCTATTATGTTTGGTCCGAATTCACTTACGTTGTCTGTTCCCGAGACAGCAAAATACCTTGACACTATTCATAGAAATAGTATAGGTCTAGAGGATTGGATGAGAAGACTTGACAATGCTTTTGAAGCAGGAGATGTCAATTATCCACCCTACAATCTTGTTAAAGAGACTGATACAAGATACAGATTAGAACTTGCTATTGCAGGATTTTCTAAAGATGATGTTGAGGTTACTACAGAGTCTAATAAACTTACTGTAGAGGGAAAACAAAAAGATGCTGATACTGATGAGTATGTTTATAGAGGGTTAGCCTCTAGAGCATTCACCAGAACATGGACTTTATCTGATGATGTTGAAGTCAATGAAGTAGACTTTACAAATGGTTTACTTACTGTTAGACTTAATAAGATTATACCTGAACATCAAAAGAGAAAGGTATATAAAATTGCTGGTGGCTAATGAGCTTTAATGATTTTGAACCCCTTGACTTTAAAAAGGAAGGAATTGTATTAGATTACAAAACTGCAGGGGTTGATATTGATGCTGGCAATGAATTTGTAAAATCTATTCCCATCGCCAATAAAGGATTTGGTGGTATGTTTCAGGTTCCTCAAGGATATGAGGAGCCTGTTTTAGTATCTGGAACTGATGGAGTTGGAACTAAAATTAATATTGCATTAGTTGCTGGAGACTATACCACCATAGGAATTGATTTGGTTGCTATGTGTGTGAATGATATAATCACTTGTGGTGCTAAACCATTATATTTTTTAGATTATATTTCTACTAAAAAGATAGATGCTAAACTACCAGAAATAATAGAAGGTATTGTTAAAGGATGTGAGATAGCAGGAGTAGAACTTATTGGTGGGGAGACAGCAGAGCATCCACATTATCAAAATAAAATTGACCTTGCTGGATTTTGTACTGGTATAGTAGAGAAGAAGAAAATTATAGATGGGTCTGCTATCAAACCAAGTGATGTAGTCATTGGTTTAGCAAGTAGTGGACTTCATAGTAATGGATATAGTATGGTTAATTATCTACTGACTAGACATCATTTAAAATATTCTGAAGATCCTGAACTACTTACTCCAACTACCATATATTCATCAGTAGTAGAAAGATTATTATCTGAGATAGATGAGATATATGGTATGGCACATATTACTGGAGGAGGAATCCCTGAGAATCTTCCTAGATGTTTACCAAAAGGATTAACTGCAAGGGTTGATTATAATGCTTGGCCATTACCAGAAATCTTTAAGAAGATTCAACTTAAAGGTAATGTAGATGAAGAAGAAATGAAGAGGGTATTTAATCTTGGTATAGGTTATTGTGTAGTAGTTCCTGCTAACAGAGCAGAGTTTGCTATGGATGTTATTAGGGATGAAGGTATTGATTGTTGGCAGATTGGTGAAATCATGCTAGAATGATAGGAGGAATTATTGTGCCATGACTGTAAAACTTGCTATTCTTAAATCAGGAGAAGATATTGTTGCTGATATAAAAGAGATGATAGTTGGTGAGGGAGATGATGCTAGGGTAGTGGGGTATGTCCTTACTAAACCAGTAGGAGTATCTTTAAATAGGAAAGAGATTACTATTGATGATGAAAAGGATACTGTTCAAATCAGACTATTCCCTTGGTGTCCTTTAACTAAGAATGAAAAGATACCTATAACTGCTGATTGGGTAGTTACTATAGTTGATCCTATAGATAAAATCGCAAAAATGTATGAAAAGGAGGTATTAGGAAATGGAACAAGTAAAGGTGCTAGTGCTGATAAATCGTCAGATTCTAGTAAGTCAGATTGAGGAGGTTGCTCCTCTTGATATTGGAGATCCAAATTGTAAATTGGTTGAGCCTTTTTTATTAAATGAGGATGGCACTTTGTCTCCTTGGTTAATAGATATTACAAATGATAATGAATTTATGTTATGCTCTGATAAGATATTAACATTGGTGGAAGCCAAACCTACACTTTTAGAGAAATATCAGGACCTTCTTAAATAATGAGATTTTATACCAATGTCCAATTGATTGGGAATAAGTTCCTAGTCCGTGGTTATGATAATGGTAAGCATGTACAATTTAGGGATGAGTATACTCCTACTTTATTTGTTCCTACAAAAAAAGAATCTAAGTATAAGACATTAGAAGGGGAGAATGTTGAAACTATTCAACCTGGTTTTGTGCGTGATTGTAGAGAGTTCTATAAGAAGTATCAAGATGTAGAAGGATTTAAAATCTATGGTAATGATAGATATGTGTCCCAATATATTTCAGATAAGTATCCAGAGGATGAGATTAAGTTTGACATATCAAAAATCAAACTAGTCACATTAGATATTGAGGTTGCTTCTGAGAATGGATTCCCAGATCCAGAAGCAGCAGCAGAGCAAATACTTTCTATTACTATTCAGGATTATAATACTAAGCATATTACTACTTGGGGCATTCATCCTTTTATTAATAAGCAAAAGAATGTAAATTATATTGAGTGTGGCACTGAGCAGAAACTACTTAGTCTTTTTATTGAGCATTGGAATTCTAATATTCCAGATGTAGTTACTGGATGGAACATACAGTATTATGACATCCCTTATATCTCTAAGAGATTGAATAGGGTGCTTGGTGAGAAGGAGATGAGGAGGTTGTCTCCTTGGGGAATGAATACTGAGAATGAGATATTCATTATGGGTAGGAAGCACGTTTATTATGATGTAGCAGGACTTACTCAGTTAGATTATCTTGACCTTTATAAGAAGTTTACCTACACTAATCAAGAGTCATATAGATTAGATCATATTGCTAATGTAGAATTAGGTCAGCAGAAGTTAGACCACTCTGAGTTTGATACATTTAAGGACTTCTATACAAATGGTTGGCAGAAGTTTATTGAGTATAATATAATTGACGTGGAACTTGTTGACCGTCTGGAAGACAAGATGAAATTGATTGAACTTGCCATTACTATGGCATATGATGCAAAGGTTAACTTTGCAGATGTGTTCTTTCAGGTTAGAATGTGGGATAATATTATCTACAATTATCTGAAGAAGAGGGATATTGTTATCCCCCCTAAAGAAAGATCACAAAAAAATGACAAATACGCAGGTGCTTATGTCAAAGAACCGATTCCTGGAAAGTATGATTGGGTTGTCTCTTTTGATCTCAACTCTCTTTATCCTCATCTTATTATGCAATATAACATTTCCCCAGAGACCCTCAGGGAAACTAGGCATCCCACTGCCAGCGTTGAAGGGTTCTTGAATAAGGAGTGTGAGATTGACGGGGATTATGCAGTTTGTGCTAATGGAGCTCAATATAGAAAGGATTCTCGTGGATTCCTTCCCGAACTTATGGAGAAGATGTATAAAGAGAGGGTCATCTTTAAGAAGAAGATGCTTAAGGCTAAACAGGCATTGGTTGATATAGAAGAAGAAATGAAACATAGGGGGATATTATAATGGGGTATTTAATTGGAGGAGCAGGTCCTGATGCTGATGAACGAAAGGAGATAGTAGCTTCTGGTAAGAGTAAAGTAAAAGAATTATCTGATGCTCAACTCAAAAGGATGAGAGCACAAGCAATCAAGGACATATCTAGGTTTGAGAATAACCAGATGGCAAGAAAGATTTCTCTTAACTCTGCTTATGGTGCTGTTGGTAATCAGTACTTTAGGTATTATAAACTTGCTAATGCAGAAGCCATTACTTTGTCTGGCCAAGTATCCATACGCTGGATAGAGAATAAGATGAATGCCAAGATGAATAAAATTTTGAAAACTGAGGAGGTTGATTATGTTATTGCTTCAGATACTGATTCCATCTATCTTAATTTGGGTCCTCTGGTTGAGGCTGTATACAAGGGCAGAGAGAAAACTAATGAAGGCATTGTTGGGTTCCTTAATAAGGTGTGTGAAACTGAATTTGAACCTTATATTGAGAGTTCTTATGAAGAATTGGCCGAATATGTGAATGCATATGATCAAAAGATGCAGATGAAGAGGGAGAATATTGCTGATAGGGGTATATGGACTGCAAAGAAAAGATATATTTTAAATGTATGGGATAGTGAGGGTGTTAGATATGAAGAACCTAAACTAAAGATGATGGGTATTGAGGCAGTCAAATCATCTACTCCTGCTCCCTGTAGGGCAATGATTAAGGATGGTCTTAAGTTGATGATGAATGGGACTGAGGATGATGTGATTAAGTTTATTGATAATGCTAGAAAGGAGTTTAAGTCTCTACCACCAGAAGATATTTCATTTCCACGTTCAGCATCTAATGTAGATAAGTATAAGGCACACTCTACAATCTATACTAAAGGTACTCCTATACATGTAAGAGGAGCTCTTCTTTTTAATCATTATATAACTCAGAAGAAGTTAACTAATAAGTATTCTCTTATTCAGAATGGAGAGAAAGTTAAGTTTTGTTATTTAAAGAAACCTAATATTATACATGAGAATGTTATAGCATTTATTCAAGATTTTCCTAGAGAATTAGGACTTGACAAGTATGTAGATTATGACCTACAATTTGAGAAGTCATTCCTAGAGCCTCTTAAGATTATTCTTGATGCTATAGGATGGAATGTAGAAAAGACTGTTAATCTTGATTTGTTTTTCTCATAATGTTTTTTAAAAAAGTAAGTCTAGTCACTGGAGGGTTTGACCCTATACATAGTGGACATATATCCTACTTTAAAAGAGCAAAAGATCTATCTGATTATCTTGTTGTTGGTCTCAATGGAGACCCTTGGTTAAAGCGTAAGAAAGGACAATACTTTCAATGTTGGACTGAGAGAGCAGACATCATTAGACATTTAGATATGGTTGATGCTGTTATATCATGGGATGATGCAGATGATTCTGCTTGTGGTGCTATTGCTAAGTGTTTAGATATATCTGAAACAGTTATCTTTTGCAATGGTGGTGATAGAATAAAAACTAACACTCCAGAGATAGAAGGATATGGTGATGATCCTAGAGTAGAGTTTCAATTTTCTATTGGTGGTAATGAAAAAATGAATAGTAGTTCATGGATACTACATGGTTATTTTGAAAGACAACGTAAGTTATCCT